ATTTCGCAAAGGCATTCACTGAATTTGCTGACAATTTACAGCAATCCATAATCGGAGAGGCACAAAGCGTAGTACAGTCCGTTGATACAAACGTACTGATAAGCAGAGGGGTAAGGCAGCTTACATCCGAAGAAAATAAGTATTACCAAAAAGTAACCGAGGCTATGAAATCTACAAATCCTAAACAGGCACTTACTGAGTTAGATGTGGTTATGCCAAAGACTACCATAGATGCAGTTTTTGAAGATTTAACCATTAACCACCCTCTGTTAAATGCAATCGATTTTCAAAATGCTGGTGCAGTAACGGAATGGCTGCTTAACTCTAACCCTAGACAGTTAGCATCATGGTCTCCTTTATGTGCTGAAATCGTAAAGGAACTTACATCTGGATTTAAGAAAATTGATTTACAACAAAATAAATTATCTGCCTTTATCCCAATCTGCAAGGCTACCTTGGTCCGGTATGGTTAGATAAGTACGTAAGAACTATTTTATCCGAAGCTTTGTATTTAGGCCTGGAAGATGGAATTTTAAACGGTAGAGGACAAACCCAAAACTTGCATGAGCCTATCGGAATGAAGAAAGATATGAGTGCGGCAGTAAACCCTACAACTGGATACGCAGACAAAACTAAAGTCGCATTAACCTCTTTAGACCCTGTTGCATATGGACAATTACTTGCCACACTCTCTAAAACAGAAAATGGCAATCCGAGAGTTGTAGACAATGTAATTTTTGTAGTTAATCCAACGGATTATTTAACTAAAATTATGCCTGCCACAACTCCAAGAGCAACAGATGGAACATATACAAGAGATGTATTTCCGTTCCCAACAACTGTTGTTCAGTCCACAGTAATGGCAGAGGGCGAAGCTGTGCTAGGTATTGGAAACAGATACTTAATGGCTGCCGGAACAGGAAAAAGCGGAAAAATAGAGTATTCCGACGAATACAGATTCCTTGAGGACGAAAGAGTATACCTAACTAAGTTTTATGGACATGGACAACCGAAAGATAATAACTCTTTTATTTACTTGGACATTACTGGACTGAAACCATCTGTACAAAAAGTTGAAGTTACAAACATAGATGAATTCCCGGTAGCATAGGGGGGTTGGAAATGAAAGTAGAAGTAATTAAGAAGTTTAGAGACAAATATACTGGCTCTGTCGTTATGACAGGGCTGGTATTAGATATTACCGAGGAACGTTTTAAAGAATTGAACTCTACAAAATTCGGAACTTTAGTTAAGAAAGTAGAAGTCGAAAAAGAAACAAAGAAAACATCTAAAAGTAGGTGACACTGATGTTACAAGATGTTAAGGATTATTTAAAAATAACATGGGATAATGAAAATGCGTACCTGGAAAAGGTAATAAACATCGGGAAAGAATACCTGCAAGGACTAACTGGAACAGAGTTAAAATTTGAAAACCCGGCACTGGATTATATGCTATTGCTTGATTATTGCAGGTATTATTATAACAATGCAATCGAATATTTCGAAGAAAATTTCAGAAGTCAAATTGTTAGACTGCAATATACCGAAGCTATAAAAGCATTTAAGGCGGTGGACAATGAAGGATAAAAAGATTGCGTTAAAAGATGTTGGTAAAGTTTTTGGTTCCTTTATTACAATCCAGAAAAAAGCTGAACCGGATGGGCCTTTTCAACCCATTGATGAATTCGAGGATTATGTATCAATATGGGCAGAAAGCAGATGGTTAAGAGGTAGAAATCTTTATGCTGCAAGGGCTGCTAATGTTAGAACAGACTTAGAGTTTATTATTAGATACCGTACAGATATTGATGAAACCATGAGAATTAAGCTAGGCGACAGATATTTCAATATCGAAGGGATATTACCACTTGATAATTCCAAGGGATATCTGACAATAAAAGCTTATGAAGTAAAGTATGATATGTAGGTGATGCCATGGGATACGATCTAAAAGTAAAAGATGACATTGATGAACTCGACATATATTTGTCTGGAATCACAGACGACAGCGAAGAACTAGGATTAAAAATACTTAAGTCTGCAAGTGAAAAAGTAAAAGATACTATAGTTGCTAATCTAAACAAACATAGAAGAGTATTAGCAACAAGATACAAAGGAAGACCTGCAATGGCTGATGATGTCAAGGTATCAGTAAGGATCGATAAATACGGCGAAAAGTACGCTAAAGTTATGGGCGGCAGTAAAACCGGAACTCTATGGCATATTGTCAATGATGGGAATTTACATTCACGCGCTACTCACTTTATGGACAGCGCCATGAAAGAACTTGATGGAGATATAGACGATATTTGGAAAGAAGCAGAGAGGTGATAACATGATTAATACAGTTAACAATTTATTAAAACCTCTGAATATTCCGGTGCGATATATATTGAGACCTGAAATCAATAGCACAAACAAAATAGGAATAAGCTATCACTTTTTCAACGAAGGATATCTCGCATACGGAGACGGAAAAGGCGAAGAGTTCGGGGGAAGTCTACAAGTCGATGTATTTTCCACAGTGGATTATTCCGTCATTGTAAAGCAAGTTAGGGAAACGTTAGAAATGAATGGATTTAAACATGCGGATAGCAGAGATACAAGCGACAGTTTAAACAGTAATATACAGTACTACCAAAAAACCATGATTTTTAATTATGTAGAAAGGTTGGTGAAAAAATGAACGAGGTTAAGATAAATGTGCAAAACGTACATCTTGCAGAGATTACAGTATCACCAGAAGGGAATCTGACCCATGGAGTGCCTGAACATGTTGCCGGGGCTATGGAAATAGGGAAAGTGCCGCAATTATCAAGCGGACAACTTTACGGTGATGGTAAAATAAGAAAGCAGACATCTAAAAAAGTTAGATATCAATTAACTGTAAATTTAAATAAGCTACCTACCAAATGGCGAAGATACATGGAGGGTGTTAGCGTTGTAAATGGAGTAGAGAGCGGCACATCTAAGGATAATCCTAAGCCTTTCGCTATTGGTTGGGAAGTAGAAAAGACCGAAGGTAAGAAAGAGCTTATTTGGTTCCTCTATTGCCTTGCAGAGCCAATTCAAGAGACTACAAGACAATCCGAGGACAACACAAACTATTCCACTGACAGTATAACCATTTCTGCGTTGGAAGATGATAGCCTTGGTAGATATTACACATTTATAGATACAGAGGACAATGAAATAACAGAAGAAATGGCCGAGAACTTTTTCAAAAAGGTTCAAATTACAGATACAATATCAGCCACTTAAAAAGTATTCCCTTTTCTTTTGCTACGTGGTATAATGTGGCAAAAGGAGGGGTAATATTGGAAAAAGCAAAAACTAGTGATAAAGTTTTTAAATTCCTTGTAAACTTATTAAAAGTATTGATCGTACTAATAATTATAGTATCCGCTATCAACTTCTTTGTAGGAAAACAAATAGCAAAGCAAAGGGAACGACAAGCAAATGCAAGTTTGCCTGTAATTAATGAGCGTATAGGCAATATTATAAAATCGAACGATGATATATATGACATAAGGACACACTTTAAATACAAGGGGCCAAACTATATCAGCGTATATGTTGCAGACACTTGGTTTGTTACGGATGATACCCAAAAGAAAAGATTCACAGCGGACATAAGAGACAATATAAAAGCGATATTGTTTGAAGAAGGGTTTATAAAAGCCAAAGATAGGTTGGGAATATATGTTTATACCATTGACGAAATACTGTTAGCAGAAGATGGCATGTATGGTGAAATAAAATTAAAAGATTAGCACTCGTTATGGGTGCTTTTTTATTTGTAGAAAGAGGTGTAATATGGCTAGGGTATCGATACGGCCAATAGAGCCGCTAGAAATGGAATTTGCAGACGGAACAGTAAAAGAAGCCTTGTTTAATAACGAGGCATTTATTATTTATACACACGAATTTGGAAGCTTAGATCAAGAAGCCATGGAAGAAATGAGAATAAAACCTTATGATTTTATAGGTAAAATACTTTATTGTGGAATGAAAGTGGTAGATAAAACAGTCACATTAGAAGAAGCAAAGTCTATAGTTGTTGGTGGCGGTGAAGCACTGGCGGCAGAAATAGCAAATCTAACAATTGATAATTTTATGTCCACTGCGGATGAAGATTCTAAAAAAAAATTTATTAAGGAAAAAAAAAAAAAAAAAAAAAAAAAAATTAAATAAAAAAAAAAAATTTTTTTTTTTTTTTTTTTTTTTTTTTTTTTT